TCATTGCCTTACTTACCAAATACTTTTTACCATCTTGCTCCTGACATATGTCAGACGTTTTCAAGTCTAATGTAGCAAGTATCTCATATTGTTCAAGTTCATCCTCTTCGTAGGCCTTGAGCGTTCCTTGTTCGATTATGAATGAGCCTTCTGTATGTAAGAGCCTATACGCTTCGAATTCTTTAGTGTTGAAAGTCTTAGCAAACTCTTTAGTCAATGTCATAGGATTTCTACCCTGGATCAACATGGTAGTTATACTCTCGTTCATCTTCTGGAGCATATCAGCCTTTTGCTTCCAGAGCCGAGAGGAGAAGTCCGCTCCATTAAAAGGATACTTTATCAGTTCCTCCACTGTGCTAGCATTGATCTGTGCAAATTCAGCATGGAATCCTTTGTATTGGTCGATGTTATACCAGGTCTGGTAATATGAGTCGGAATAGACTTCTTTCAGTAGCTCTTCACCTTTGTACTGATAATCTGCATACAGCTGTTGAAGAGTGGCATCGATCTGTTTCTGTAATGCCTGGTACCTTGTTATCCTAGCTTTGATAGACATATTGTTGAGTTCCTGATCATATTCACCCATATGAGCGTAAGCCTTGTAAATGAATGCCTGTAGATCACCAATCTCAGTCTTATTTAGTTTACGAAGGGCAGTAGCATAGGATGGTGAGTCATTTTCAATGCCGTAACGCAAAACAAAGTCATTAATTACTTTTTCGATTTCCTTTTTTGATTGTTCGAAAGACTTCTTCAACTCTGCGTAGTATAAATTGATTTTCTTCTCACCGGCTAGGTACTTCTGTTCCTGGCGCTTCTCCCAATATTTTTTGTCGGCCATTACTCATCATCCTCTTTCGCGGCGGTGTCTGTTTTATTCTGATTAAGCATATCATCCTCTGGAAGCTTACCCTCTTCATCTATTCTAGCCTTTTCTGTAGCGTAGTCTTTAGTCCAAGGATGATTCTCAATGATTGTCTGTTGGCTGATAACTCCCATGCTATTCTGACAGTCTGTAATAGCAGTGCTCTCGTTTATCGCTATATCCCTATTGAAGACAATGCTGACCTCTTTATCAGATAATGTCTGCTTGGTAACCTCAAGATACTTATTGACAAAATACATCTGCTGCTCAAAGCTCCATTTAAAACTATCTTCCAATGCATTATCCTTTAGGTCTAATCCGGAATAAAGGAATTTCAATGCGATACCGGAAGGACTATTACCGAGTGAGTCTTGCCCTTTATCGACCGCTTGACCGAACCGATGAATATCTTTATGTAATTGTTCAAAATGCTTGGCGGCAGCATCGATATTAATTGTGGGATTAAGAGTGGTTACATCTCCATCTTCATCAACCTTGATACCGTGATAATATGCTAAGTCACGCATAAACTGACTCAGGTCTTCACCGCCATATCCCTTAAGAACATATATGAGGGTCCTGAGGTCTTCCAAGAGATTAGACACATCGGATCGGGTTAAATCATAATCATCTATCAGTGTTTTAACAAATTGCAGATCTGGTAATTCGATATCGTTATTTTTCCATGGCACGAACGGAACCCTTTCCCATGATCCGGGTTCTCCATTAATCTCAAAGTGTGCAAGCTGGATATCATCACCCTCTACATTCAGATACAATTCTGCATCAAGAATAACATTACCGTCAGTATCTTTCATGTAGTATTCAACCCCATCTGGAGTATGGTATTCTATCTTGGTAATATACTTCTTCGTCTTACCATCGTAGACTTCGACCTGGTAATACCTAATCATGGCTTGCAACTCCTCATGATCATTATCATCCCACAGAGGAATACACTGCTCGGATGGTATTCGCATAGTTCGCTTTTTACCCTTGGCATCTACGTACTCATAGCTCCATGCGATACCCTTATTACTACACTCCGTACCAAGTTGCACAAGTCTGTGCTGAAATCTCTTTCCCAGGGCGTCGGTAACTGCCTTGAGATATGTTTCATCCTTGCATTCCATGGTGTACGGTTTAGACAATAGATAGTTAACTTTATCCTCAACAAACTCATGCATGAAACCATGAGCCAGCTTGTGGTTAGTTTTGGTCTCATCCGGTACTGGCTGTTCATTCTCATATCTGATCATCTGCCGATCAAGGATATCATTCTCTACCCTGTAATAACTATCACCTTTAATCATGAGTTGTCTCTCTTTAGATAAGTTGAATTCATCTATGTAGATCTTGATGATCTCCGGTCGAGTCAGCACATTAATATTATTAATAAAATCCATCTTTATCACCTCGTTTTCGTAATACTATTCGCAAAATCCTTAATTTAACGAATACTTCAAATTGCTGTAACCCTATTAAACAGGGCATTGTTGATATTACCTACTATAAATGTATAGTATTACTGTTATTTTGAGCCTATTATTTGAATACTGTCATTCCTGTCTTGTCTACATTTTCAGCCACACCAGTTGTTGCATCTGGACCATCATCATGTTTGTTTTTACCCTCGCGCTGATACTTAACCATAGCAGAATAATATTCAGGCCATCTATCTCTCCAGTTAACCGGAAGATAAAAATGGTTTATTACCCATGTACTATTTGATAGGATCCTCGCAACCTTATTCTTGCTTTGATGGAACCATTTGATTTTAGTTTTGATACTTCTATACGTTTCTTTCAGTATTCTTTCAACGGATCTGGCAAATCCACGTCCCCCATTATTACTTTCTATATCAGCTACATTTACGCTGCACTCATATAATCGCTTAGCAACTTCTGTTTCAGTAACTTCCATAGGATCCTTAGTGTAGTAAATATCTAATACATAAGCCTCTTTCTGATACACTCCATAAATGATAAGGCATAAGAAGTCATCGCCTTCGTCAGCAGTGTCACAGTAGGCTTTAGTCGATGTAAATAGAGGATTGCCATTCTTATCTGTTGGAAGCTCTATGTATGTCTTAAAAGAACTATACAGTCTACCTTTCAAGTCAATCGGTTCCTGTTGATAGTTGGCGCTTGCTATGTCTTCACCCATGGCGCTTATTTTATCCTGGTATGATTTATACGATAAGATTTCACTACACAGCATCTGTTTTTTTTCTTTATCAAGCAGCGCTCTCATGGAAACGTGTCTAATTCTGGCACCTTGTTGTTGATAGTGATCCAATGCTCTGCCGGCAAGATCATCACTCGCCCATCTGGTCATGATTATGATAATCTTACCGCCCTCTTCAAGTCTGGATAGCATCGTATTAGTGAACCAATCCCAGTGTTTCTCTTTGACCGTTTCGTTGTAGGCTTCTTCTGCATTTTTGATAAGATCGTCTATAATCATTAATGAACAACCGAAGCCTGTTGCAGTACCAGTTGGCGAAGTAGCCAGGTAGTTGTTATAACCATCGTTAAGGCTCCAGAGGTTCATAGCTCCATCACCTTTTTTAATTGTCACACCTGGAAACACATCAGAGAACACAGGTTTATACTGATCTGCTTTCTCTTCCAGAATATTGTTACGAACGTTCTTAGAAAACATGGTCGATAAAGTCTCATTGTATGATCCGGTCATTATCTTTTGCGATTGATCCTTACCTAATACCCATTCAACTAATAAGCCAGCTGTTCGCGATTTACCATGTCTAGGTGGCTCATTAACTACCATTACGCTTTCATCTGATTCAAGGAACTCTTGAAATTCTCTACATAAGTCAGTGAGATATTCTCTATTGGTTTTGTAGAAGTCGGGAGCTTTAAGATTGCAATAAAAAAAGAACTCACGCCTAGCGAGTTCTATCTTTGCACCTAATCTAATTAGTTCCTTATCCATCCTTAACCAACTTCTTTAATTCTTCTGTAGTCAAATTCTGATATGGATTATTAACATTACCACTTAGCTCCACGTCTCTTTTATCTCTCCACTCGGCAGGCTTTCTATTTTTCAACCAGAATATCTGTGCAGTAGTTTCAGGAGGAATATACAGCTCTTCGTCAACCATCTCAATATGCTCTATTTCACTGATACGCTTACCGTTATCGTATAGTACCTCTTTAACCTTAACTGCCCTTTTGACTATTTTGTTTATGCCTAAGGCCTTTTGAAGCAAGGCATTTTCAACCGCAATATCAACAACTTCCTTACCTTTTTTTAAGGAGTCGGATATGTTGGGATACTTCTTCTTCCAATCATACAGAGTAGCTCTATTTATTCCTATCTTTCCGCTAATATCATCATCTGTTAATCCATCCCTGGCATACGCTTCTAATCTCAGTAAGCCATCAGGAGTTAACCAATATTCATATTTACCTTTAGCCATCAGGCTCACCACCTCGATTCATTTGTTTCGGAGTATTAAAAAAGCACCCCACGAAGGATGCTCTTAAATATTTATTATTGACTAATTATTGTTTTTCTTCTTAAGAGCCGTAACGATAATCAAAGTTAAATATAATAGGCATAAAAAAACATATATAAGTGTTATAATTAATGTGGAAGAGAATATATATAGCAAGTTTAGGCTGAATTTATTAATCATTACTACAGGTATAAAAATTGCAATACAGAGTAATAAAGTAAAGCATGTTATCATATAGGTATACAATATTGTTTTATAGTGTCTTGAATTCATAATATCTTTCGTTCGCTCATTACCATTGAATCCTATTAAAATTGATACTGCTGTAATAATAAACCCCAGTAATGTACCCCATATTCCCAACATAGTTTTTACAATTTCTATCATGACAACGCAATCAATTACATAACCAGCTCTTTTTGCAAGAAGTACAATAAGCCAAGAAATTGCACAACTTATTACTAGCGGTAAAATACATATTAATGACATAGCCTTCATTTGTTTCTTTTCTGCTTTCATATGACCGCTTCCTTTCAAATATAGACTAATCGTTTTTTACTACATAAGTATAAAAATTAAAAATTTCATTATACATTTCAATTGAATCAATAGCTCTATCTGTAGTAAGAATAAACTTTTTAGTGCAGACTAATTTATCTCCAAGTAAATCTATAGCATCTTTATAAGTACCCTGACTTACTCTAAAATACGCAATTTCTTCCCTGTTGGCAGTTATAAGATTTTTCATTTCATCAATACTAACTGGTGGCTCAAATCCGCTTTTCTTCTTAGTTTTTCTTCTTTTTATAGAAACCTCATAAGTATCTATATTTGGGGTGTCTATAAAAAATGCTCCTATAATACCCATTTGATTTCTTAATACAGTTTTAATTGCCTCAGTATTCTTAACTGCAATTTCAAACAAACTATAAGTAAGACCTTCAGCTAATAGGTTGAATATATCATTTCTTATTTTTCCCATGCACGTAATTTGTCCAAGAGACCTAACTACATGAGGTAAATAATGTATAATCGAACTTGGTCTAGCACCTGAAAAATTAAATTCAGCACCCATTATTCCTGTATCCGGGAACAAAATACAATGAGTTATTTCAGCTATATTAAAATCCCCATTAACTTCTGAGGTAATACGTGTAAGTTTACCACTTTTTTCAATAAACGGCAAAGCATTTGTTCTACACAGAACTAATTTAAATCTTATTCCCTCTGTTTCGCTAATATCGTCTACTATAATATATATATTATCACCAGTTTCTGTTTCGTATTTTATCTTTGTTAATAAAACTCGAATATTAACATCATCTTGCTCGCTTTCAATTTTTTTATATATATTATCAATATAATTAAAAATTCCCATAAAAAGAGTCTTTTGATCTTCTGGTGTGCATAATGTATTAGTTTCATCTGTCACTTGTGCTACTACATCATAATAATAGATTTTTCTTTCAACCTCCGAATTTGCCATATTATACCTCCAAAAATGCTTTTCCAACATTATACACCTATTGGAAATATTGTTCAACATAAAAGGGTAAATAATGACAAATTATGTTACTTTTTGTATACAGCTCATTATATCGAACATTAGTTCTATTTTCAATAGTCATATCTTACTAATTTATAGCATTGAGTTAATATAGTTTTAAAAAAGCACCCCGAAGGATGCTTTACTGTTTATTTTTGGATTGGATTTTCTAAAAAGTATTTCATCAAACCTGATAGTATACCTGGTATACAACTCTTTCCAATACCATATATTTCTTTTAATACCTGATGAATTTTATTTGGCTGCTTGCTGTGTTCTTTTAAATCACCTAATAAATTATTCAAATACTTTAGTTCTTCTTCTGAAAACTCATTACTATTTTTAGCTTGACCCATTGCTAAATCAATAACACTATCAAATCCACTTACATTAATACCATTTAATCCATTTCCAAATACTTCTATTTTAGCCAAAGTGACATCGCTGTCATTTGGTACATCTAAATATATACCATTTTTACCATTATTTTTAGATGTGCTGTTAACTATCTTAATACTATCAATGTTACCTTTAAAATGAAACCCATCTCCACCGTTATTACCTGCAGAACAATCATCCATATATATTGGCATAAATACACCCTCCCTTTCACCCAAATAATACCACTTATAACCAATATTTGCAATAGGCTTGTACTAAAAGAGGCACCCAGTCTTTAACAACCAAATGCCTTTTTGCATTGAGGAGTATTAATGAGGTTCCCTCTGGGGAAGAGGGAATGGAATTGGCAGGAGTCGAACCCACATCCGTTGTCATACGATACATGCTCTGCCCATTGAGCTACAATCCCAGATGTTTTTCATGTTAACGTACACGAAAAACTATACTAATAAAAACTAAACGAATTCATTAAAGAATGAATTAAACTACACTTTCTTTTCGGGAAAGGCC